TTACCGATTCGGCAGCGGCTCGTTGGCAAGCCAGCTCAGCCACTGCTCTTTTGACAGTACCAGGGCGTAGGGACGGACTGATGTTCTGATATACGCCAGAATTTCAGCATCGGTCATTGTTGATGCCGTGGAAGGGTAGCCAATACCGTCGTCGAACAGATAGAAGTAAAGCCAGTTTAAATGATGACAAATTTTACTAACCCATTTCGGGTTGGCTTCTACCCAGTAATCAACGAAAAAACGCAGGCGGTCTTCTGCGTCCTGCACGGTTTCACAGCGAATCAGATGATCAAGCTGAATTCTCAACCACACCAGCGCGCTAACGTTCGGTCCGGGATAGACCAGACCCGCTTCAATCATATACCGACCGAGGTAGTCGCGGATTTCATCCTCATTCGGCGTGGCATCCAGGCCTAACGAAGCGAGGATCAGCAGCGGTTCGGACTGATTGCCGGCAATCACGGCTTCCTCGGCCCACTCCACGATGGCTCTCGCATAATTTTCATCGGCGAGATGACGGGCGGTTTTCCTTAATTCCATCAGGCACAGCAGGTCGTTTAACCTGTCGATGGCGTGAATCGGTGGCATATCAGGCTCGCAGTTCAATAACGTTGGTCAGGGGGCGGTCATCGCGAAGAGAATGACGCTACCCAGCGCATTGGTTTTTTTGGAAACAAATATGACTTTATTGAACTGATAGTTTCCTTCGGGATAGCATATTTTGATATTCCGCCCCAGATCGGGATCGTCAACATTGGCCCCCGCACAGGATTTATGGCCGCGTGGTGAATAGCTGTAGCTGGCGGCGTAGGCGGAGGTTTTACCGGGAAGATAGTAGGCCAGCGTCATTAATGGAATAACGGCAACCGCCATTAAAACAACAAACGTTCCCATGAAAAACTTAAGGTAATCAATACGCTTACCGGTTCTGATTACCCCGCGATGGAATGCATATAAAGAGAGACAGATCGATAATCCCAGGCTGACCAGGACGAAGTTTTTACTGGTGGCATCATTAAGAAAAGTTTCGGCATAAATCCCGCTGCGCCAGACGATAAAACCGAATATCACCAGCAGAACCGCGATGCTGATCGTGAACAGGTAAAGATAGGAATAGTGTTTCATTGTCCCCATTACGGCTTTTTCAGATCCCTCGTTATGTGAATCATAGCATCAAGCCGCTGAGCTGAACTTGCCTTTTATCCCAGGCGAGCAATACGCGAGTTGGCCTCGTCAAGATGACGACGTAATACGTCAAGGCACGGGGCGAAGTTGGCGGAAAAGCGGTTGCAGCTGCTGGCCGCAGCATAAAAGTTCTCAGCCAGTCCCAGCGCTGCCTGCCATGTGTCTCGACTAATCACTTCAGGTAATGACGCCGCTCGCAGCTCGTTCACTATTGCGCCGCCGGCTCGGGGTGCAAACCCCATAGGCAGAATGTCGTAGGCCGGGGCGAGATGATAGGGGCGGCCACGGTCGCTGATGAATGACAGATTACCGTGGTGCATGTCGGTATTGCCAATCAACATACCGAATGCCCAAAGCCGTGCGGTGCTGGCTGCCGATTCAGGGTCGACATGTCCCTGCGTAACAAGGCTATTAACCAGAACAGGCCAGGAGGCCGGGGCATTGCCGACAAACTCCGCATCAAGCGCCCGCAGCGAGAAGACGCCAATACGGCCCAGCTGTCCAACGCGGTCGAATCTGGGGAGCTCAAGGAAGCGCTGACCGCCAAAATCGAAAACTTCTGTTTCCACACCCAGCGCCCCCAGCGCCAGGTGTTCGGCCAGCAGAAGGTCGCGCCAGCGTTCGCTGACCGGATTATTGTCCGGGGCAGAGAATTTCACCAGTACGTGCCCGCGCTCTGTATAGGTACAGAATTTCGGCTGTTCGCCTCCTGCTGATGATCCTGGAGCCTCACCGGCACCCGCTGCCAATGCCAGCGCGGGATACACGGTAGCGCGCTCAACCGGTGTGGGTTCCGGCATTTCCAGAAAACGGTTTCGCGCCTGTTCCCCTATCAGCAGGTTGCCGATCGCATCATGGCCCTGTGCGAGCAAAGCCCTGACCACATCTGAATCGGTCCACTGCTCTGGATTCGCAGGCAGGCCGAGATCGGCCGCATGTGCTGATGCCCAGGCGCGCCCAAGATACCCCTGTGGCCGCATGTCAAACAGCCACCACGGCAGCCCGTCGCTATGGAGACTGACATTGTCGGTCTGCACCATAACAAATCCCTCAGGCCGAACAGGAATGAGCTCGCCCAGCGGTATGATGCGACCTTCAGCAGTGATACGGTAAATGGGCGCAGATCTGAATCCGCGCCAGGTGTCGCGCAGGGCATATTGAATAGATGGACCTGCCCCGATCCGCACAACGTCATCACCCATATCCTTCAATGTACGGGACAGCGTTGGCTGGCTGATTCCCAGTATTTCAATAAGTTGCCGAGCTTTCATCGGCCCCTGGTTGAGCAACTGGAGTAGTGTGTCAGAACGAGCAGGCATAATATTGAATCACTCTGTGAATAGATAAATGAATAATTAAGTGAATGGATATCTTATCAGTTAAATTTTAACCGATCACCCCTCTGGAAGTGGCGTGTGGGTGTTTTTTGATCGGAAAAAGATTGTGTGTGGGGATGGCATCAGGTTGCAGGGGGAGGCATGGGGTAAAAGCGGTATGGCGGCAAGCAAAGTGGGAGTAGTAATGGATTATAACGTTGAAGCAGCAAAGCAATTTCTCTGCCGCCATTTTGCCGCCACTCAAATCTCAGGCAACAAAAAAGCCACTCAATAGAGTGACTTAATTATATGATTCTAAAGCTAAAATTTGGTGGCCCCTGCTGGGTTTGAACCAGCGACCAAGCGATTATGAGAAAATTAAGGCGGTACTAAAAATCAATGAGTTAGATTAAAATCAATGACTTAAGAAGTCAATAACAGGCAATATCTGCCTATAATCCTATTCTGCTGCGACACTTTTGCGACATATTGCAAGGGGGTTAAGCTTCAATGCTTCTTCCAAATGGTCGGGAGCGAAATGCGCATACCGCATAGTCATCTTTATGTCTGTGTGGCCCAGTAGTCTTTGAAGCACTAATATGTTCCCGCCGTTCATCATAAAATGTGATGCAAATGTGTGGCGCAATACGTGAGTTAATTGGCCGGGAGGTAGTTCTATCTCTGCGCGTTCGAGAGCTGATCGGAAAGCGTAATAGCAAGGCTCAAAGAGCGGCGTGCTTTTTTTAGGAATGCCATCCAGTATGTCATTACTGACGGGGACTGTTCGATTACGTTTACCCTTTGTCTTAATGAAAGTTATTTTGCCCGCTGCGATCTGGCTCTTTTTCAGATCCTGCGCTTCGCTCCAGCGCGCGCCGGTCACCAGGCAAATTTTAACTACCATTTCCAAATCTTTAGCAGAACTGGCCCGACACTCTGCTAACAGACTGTCGATTTGCTCTGAAGTCAAAAAAGCCATTTCCCCCTCTTCCGTTCGGAACTGGCGCACGGTTTCCAGTGGGTTTGGCGGTGACCACTCTCCAAGGCGTTTCAGTTCGTTAAATACGGCAAGAAAATAAGCGTGTTCAAGGTTGATTGTCCGGGGGGAAACTTTGGCGACTCGCTTTGTTCGCGCAAATTTACCGTCTAGCCTTTTCGCCCGGTAGGCGGTAAAAAGTTTCGCGTTGAACTCAGTCGCTAATGGGGACCCCATACATTCCGCCGCCCAAAGCATGGCATCTTTGCGTTTGGTGCCATCCCTCAGAGTAATGCCGTGGCGGTCGTACCACAAATGAACCAAGTCAGACAGGCGGCGCTTATCCTTGCCATCGCCCAGCCAGGGTAGGTCTTCATACTTCTGCAGCGTGTAGGTTTCAAAGGCCATCGCCTCGCCTTTAGTGGCAAACTTCTTGCGCACCCGCTGACCATCTTTGCCGTTGGTGCGGTCAACCGTGTAGAAGTCGGCGATCCAGCTGCCATTAGTAAGTTTTCTTACTGGCATAAATCAGTGTAATTCCTAAGGTTATCTAATCGTTAATACTATACGGCCAAGGACTTTTATATCTGCGATTGAGCAATCGAAAGGTGCGCCGCCACCAGTCACTCTGACCTTCTTTACAGGGATACAGGTGAGGGTTCTCACACTGATTTTATCTTCTATTTCAACGATCCATTCATCATCATAAACATCAGTAAAATCATTCTCGACAATGTATTGCGATGACCCGTCGATAACACACATCGGGGATTTTGGGATCTGCGTGCCGGGAAGAAATGTTGATGGATCGATTAGCAGAATACCTGAGTCATACAATTGACCATCCACGATTTTTTTGCGTACAACCCGCAGTGCTTCAAGGGCGTCACCGCTAACTTTAGGGCCAACACCGCTAGCAAGCCATTCTAAATTTGCGCCTGTTTCTGCCATGCATCTAACGACGATATCTGAAGGGAAATTGCCTCGCTTGTAACGCATTGCAAGGCTGCTGCTGGCTATTCCAATGTGGTCAGCTAGAGCGATTTTGGTCTTGAACCCATATGCCTCGCAGACCCTGTTGAGCACTTCGGCTCCACCAGTATCGAAATCAATATGTAGACTCAATCTAAAATTATCCTTGAAATGTAGCCCTAATCGATAATATGATTCGATTTGTAGGTTTTAGTGAATATTGACGTAAATAGCCCTGTATTGCCGTACAGGTAACCCCGGAGTCTGCCCTATGCGCCCTAATATTACAATCGTCATCCCAGAGCCGTATTTGCCTCTTGATGAGTATTGCCGCCGTACCGGAACCAACAAAGAAACTGCTAGGAACCTGATTGAATACGGAAAATTGCCGATCAAACCTAAAGGACTGCAGAAAAAAGGCCTAATCGAGGTAAACATGGCTGCGCTAACCATTCAGGCTTTAAGCGAATGTGACATATCGCTTCAGGCTTAATCCAGGCTTCCAATTAGGATGGAGCTAATCATGTTTGATTATCAGGTTTCCAAACAACCACATTTTGAGAACGCCTGCCGGGTGTTCGCCAGTCGCCACAACCTGCGAGAGCTTGCTGATTCTGTTGGTATGAACCAGCAGACCTTGCGCAACAAACTGAACCCTGAGCAGGTTCACCAGCTGACGGCGATGGATATCGTTGTGCTTACTGATGTTACGGAAGATGCTGCGCTGATCGATGGCCTGCTGGCGCAAATGAAGTGTGGGCCAGCGGTGCCGGTAAATGAGGCAAAAGCTGAGAGAGTCGCGCACTACGTTCTGCAGGCGACGGCAGAGATCGGCAAGGTCGCCGCGGCGGCGGTATCTGGTAAAAAAATGACGCCATCCTGCAAAAGCGCATTCATGGAAAACGTTAATGCCGGTATCCGCTGCCTGTCGTTGATTGGACTGAGCATTCACGCGCGCGTGCAATCAAACCCCGCCTTGGCTAACACTGTGGATGCCTTAAGTGGTATCAGCGCATCTTTCGGAATCAGCTAAATGAGCAATGTTATCTCAGTAGCGCCATTGTTAAAGCGTCAAGGTCAGTCCCCATCTTACGGTCACGGCTGGATCATGGGTGAAGCTGGTCAGCGTTGGCATCCGAGCAACGATCAATCTGAACTCCTGCACGGTATGGCCACTGCACATCGGAAAAAACTACTTGCCCGCCTGGCTGGCATTTTCGGGGGTTGATATGGTTCGTTCTTCGACAGTTTTAAAAAGTAGCGTTGATAATATGCCGGTCGCGCCAGCGCAGATTTATTTGGTGCATGCGCGTATTGATAAAATGCCTTTTGAAGAGTTCCGCCAGCGACGTGCGGAAATGTTTTCTAAATGCCGTAATAGAAACCGCGCCAGAGAGTTTTTTAATCGTCAAAGTGATGATTATAAATTCTGCATCTTGACATTAGTTAACAGGAATAATCCGGGTAAGTTCTCAATAGGTGAAGTGGGAGAGGATTTTGAATTTTTTGACCTGCACCGTCGTGAATTAATCATCCAGGCGATGAATCTTATTAACCGCTGGGGCGAGCTGTTACCCGGCAAATTCAAGTTGTCTGATAGCATAATTTAACCCTGAAAATATAAATGGCGTAAACCCGCCGGGCATTCTTTTGCCTAAAACTGGAGAAATACTGATGCGTAATGAACAAGTGAAAGAAATAAAAATTGGGGAGGATGATGCAGGATTGTTGGCCCTTCTCAATGAGACTCGCATGGATGAGCGACGCAATCGTGCAAAAGCTATGGCCGCGCGGCTGGATAGTCTTGCTGCGCGCATTCAGTCTCGTCAGCTCAGTTTTGCAGAGGCAGCTGAGTTGCTGCGTTCTGAGGCTGAGAACATCAATAATCAGGCGCAGGAGCTGCACTAATGGCTGACTCTATGGATCTGGTACAGCATCGCGAGGCGGAGAATCTCGCCCGCAGTATTGCTAATGCTACGCAGCGACCGGCTGCACTTAGTGCTTTTTTCTGTGAAAGCTGTGATGCCCCCATTCCTGAAGCGCGCCGTAAAGCGCTGGACGGCGTGACGCTGTGCGTAACCTGCAAGGAACTGGACGAACTGAAATCCGCCCACTACGGCAGGGCTGCAATATGAATACTGTCCTGAAATGGGTAGGTAGCAAATCCCGCATCATGCCTGAGCTGGTTAAGCACCTGCCAGCTGGCCGTCGTCTTGTGGAGCCGTTCGCAGGCTCCTGTGCCGTTATGATGAGCACTGATTACCCGGCCTACTTGGTAGCGGATATCAATCCTGATTTGATTAATCTTTATCGGCAGATACAGGATAATGCTGAGAAGTTTTTATTGCTGGCGGAATCGTTCTTTGCCATTAATGAAACGGAAGAGGATTACTACAGAGCACGTGAAGCGTTTAATAAAAACGCGTCGCTATCACTGCTGCATCGCGCGGTGTATTTCTTGTTCCTGAATCGCGCTGGGTATCGTGGGGTTTGCCGGTATAACAGGAGGGGGGAATTTAACGTACCTTATGGGAACTATAAACATCCATATTTTCCGAGAGAAGAAATCAAGGCGTTTTCAGTAAAGTCACAACGCGCAGAATTTATTTGCGCTGAGTTTCGTGAAACCATTTCTATGGTTACTGACGGAGACGTTATTTATTGCGATCCGCCTTATGTCGAAACTTTTAATGATTATCACTCAAATGGTTTTGATAGCGAAGAGCAGGCAGAGCTTGCCTGTTTGCTTATGGGCGTATCAGAAAGAAATCCGGTAGTGGCATCGAATAGCGACACGCCGCTGGTGCGCAAGCTATATGCCGGTTTTGATATTCGGCAGATTGCCGCACCACGCAGCATTGGTGTAGTTGCCGGTAAGGGTAGAAGCGCGATAGAGATTATTGCGGTTGCCTCACCCGCGGCGGCGGTTTGGGTTGGATATGACCCGGGTAAGGGTGATTTATCAGCATCTGTACCAAGTGGGGTTATAGCGTGACCTTCAAGTATGCCTACCCGTGGAACGTTCCACGGGAGGCCATCAGCAAGCACTATCTGACCCATTCTTATCTCCAACGCCGCGCACAGATGTTCGCGGCGCTTTCGCGTGCTCAGGATTTACTGGCCGCACAGCCGGTGCTGATCCAGATGGATGTAAAGCGCCGGATGAACGATCTGGAGAAGAACGACGGTTTAGCCCGCGCCAATGCGTATTTAACGAAGACATTCGTTGAGCGCACATTGCCACGTGTTGAAAGCGTTAATGCTCAGTACCGAATTGAAGATATGCACCCTGACATGTTCGGAATGCTGGCAGGTATTGCTCCTGCCGGTGATCGGGGTGTCGGTGCAGCTGCTCTGCTGTGGGAAATTATCAGGCGGTTTAACCGCCTGGCCGATATGTCGCGTGCCGATGTGGATCTGCTGGCTGGTGATGTTGCTAATTTTATCCTTGCAGAAATGGTGCAGGTGCATGAACTAGTAAAAAACGAGTCTGATTACAAGCACGTCTGGCGCACCTACATGACGGCAGCGGCCATCACACGGCAGCTGGGTCAAACTCCGCCGCTATGGGATAGGGTCAGCACTAAGTTTTTTTGCCCGGATGATGTTGCGCCGGCCATTCACCGCATGAAAACAGAAAAGTGGTGGAAAAGCCGTCTGCGCCGCCTTGCTGCGTCATGGCGTGAGCATCTGCAGATTGCCCTAGCTAACGTCAGCAAAAAGCATACGCCTTATGCCAGCACCATGACTGTAATCGAGTGGCGAGAGCAGAAGCGCCGTACCCGCGAATTTCTCAAGGGCATGGAGCTGGAAGACGATGACGGCAACCGAATAAGCCTGATTGAAAAGTACGACGGCAGCGTGGCAAATCCGGCGATCCGCCGGTGTGAGCTGATGACCCGTATCCGAGGCTTTGAAAATATCTGTAATGAGATGGGGTTTGTAGGTGATTTCTACACCCTGACCGCGCCGTCACGTTTCCACGCCACAATTAAGACCGGCCATCGTAACCGTAAATGGAACGGCGCCAGCCCTGCCGATACTCAGCGCTATCTGTGCGGCATCTGGCAGAAGGTGCGCGCCAAGCTGCACCGCGAAGAGATCCGGATTTTTGGTATTCGCGTGGCCGAGCCTCACCACGACGGGACGCCGCACTGGCACATGCTGATGTTTATGCTGCCGGAAGACGTGACCCGCGTGCGTGAAATTATCCGTGACTACGCCTTTCAGGAGGATGCGCATGAGCTGGTTTCTGATAAAGCCCGCAAAGCTCGTTTCCATGCTGAGGCTATCGATCCTGAGAAGGGCAGTGCCACCGGATACGTTGCGAAATATATCTCAAAGAATATCGACGGATACGCGCTGGATGGCGAGCTGGACGATGAGAGCGGCAAGGCTCTGAAAGATACCGCCCCGGCAGTTTCCGCATGGGCGGCGCGCTGGCATATCCGTCAGTTTCAGTTTGTAGGTGGTGCGCCGGTAACGGTTTACCGCGAGCTGCGCCGTATGGCCGACAGCGAAGCGGCGCACGGCCTCAGTGTTGAGTTTGCTGCCGTGCATGATGCGGCTGACCAGGGGCAATGGGCTGAATACGTAAATGCGCAGGGTGGCCCGTTTGTGCGCCGAGACGATCTGGCTGTGCGCACTTGGTATCAGGCAGGTGGCGAGCTGAACGAATACGGTGAAGAGACAATCCGCATCAAGGGCGTCTACTCCACTCAGGTAGGCGATGATACGCCGATCCTTACCCGCCTTACCCAGTGGAAGATAGTGCCGAAAAAAGCCGTCAGCGTGGTGGCTGATAGCGCGGCCAGTCTTCCGTCGGTGTTGTCTGTTGGTTTTGGCCTTGATTTAGATTTTGACCTTGAGGGCGCGCCCGCGTCCTCTCGGAGTTCTGTCAATAACTGTACGGGGGGATCGGGATCTGAGGATCTGACGCAGCCCGCTACAGTGCCCGATCTGGACTTTACAGCAATGACTAGGCAGGAGCGGCGTCAGCTGTTGAAGAGAATTAGAGGGGAAGAACCGGACAAAGTACCGCGATTACTCGACCGGGGAGCTAAGACTGAGGCGGCTTGCGCCAGGGCAATCAGTGAGATTCAGGAAATAACGGGTGAAAAGATAAGTCGAGGTGAAGCTTTGCATTTGATAAAAGGTGGCAAGAGTTGCTTTAACGATAAGTGGTTGAAGGTATCCACAAAGGGCGAAATCTTTTCTACATCGCCATCGCATCAGGAAAAGGCTAGGAAAATCCTCAATCGTGTCGCGGCGCTGGCGAGTTCTGGCGGAATGGGTAGTCACTAATGTTCATCATTATCATGTACATACATTGTATTTCTGTTTTATTTTTCTTTCCCACTTTTAATGATACGTGATACTGTATGTTTATACAGTGTCTCGTTGTGGAGGTTGTGTGGATAGAGAGTTAAACGAGCAAGTCATGATTGAACGGGTCGAGATGATTGCGCGTCTGACGACAGAGGGTGTTTGTCAGGAAAGAGATCGTGAAATTGCTTTGAATTTAATTGCTGAAATTGCAAGAGGGAACTTGATGAAAAACAAATCTTTTTCAGTTGTTTTTGCTCCCGCTCCTGTTGAACAAATATTAAAAAAAGGAGCGAAGTGAGGGTTAAAATCACGTTGGATAAAGACAAAAAAAGTGGGCTGCAGGTTGTCGATGCTTTTCAGTGTGAGTTGACTCGACGGGGGCAATCAATTTTCTCATCAACACGAGTGACGGTAAAAAAGGGTCAATGGCTGGCGTAGAACTGGTTGGAGTCGACCAGGAATAAGACAGTGAAGCATTGGCCGGCCTCCTCCGGGAAGTGTGGGAAGACGAGAGCTGGCGATAATTAATGCAAACCCCTATGGCGAAAAAACTGGTTTTTAGGGCATCGGGGTAGAACAACAAGAGAAGCCAGGCACTAGTGATGGGAAGCCACGATAGCAACTATCAGACCGTGTACCGGGAGTGTATTACCAATAGCCAAAAGAATGCGGTGGTAGCTGCCGGATTGGTAGAACATTGACTGCGTGTTTATGCTGGAAATTGAATTTACTGCATCATTTCATTCCGGGATCGTATTCCTCAATCAGCTAGCGCACGTCGCGAGAAAGTAAGATTGCTCTTATCTGATGACTGAGATGGCTGGCGAAGTTGCGCTTATCAACTGGCGGTTTACCATCAATTTCTCTTCTAATACTACTGAGTGGAGTGATTCGACCTTTAGAAGGCTTCGCCTCTGAAGTTAGTGGAGAGATTCGCCAAAAAATCAAACAACATCAAAAAAATAGATTGGACAACAATGAAATAATTCAAAGTTGAACTTTTTAAAAAATGAGACGTACATCAACTAATTAATATGGTTTTTTATACAGTCTGTTGTTTTATTTGTTATTGAAATCAAGGTGGTATGATTTTTTTGTAAGATTGTCTTTTTTTACAAAACTTTTCCTTTCAAAATTGAGTTGGGTCGAATATAATGGGGGCCTCAAAAAAAGGAATTGTCCTTTAACCAGACTGAGAAAGTATTTCTACCGCTAGAAGCCACACCTGTAAGTGTGGCTTTTTTCTTGGTTGTCTGCCTTAACCGTAGTTTCTCTGAGCGGAATACATTGCTTTATTGAGATTATCTACAAAAGTATATTTTGATTCTTTGATTGGGTTGGTGCGCCACTCTTTTGGTAAGGCGCGTTTATTTGCTTCTTCAAGTAAAAAGTCATAGAGTGTTTGCATATAATGATAAAAAGTAAGCGCTCTATCTTTCCTGAATCCTAGTCTTTTTATAACTTCACTTGATGAGTTGATAATAAGTCTTTCAAAGTTTTTAAGCTCTTCCCAGACTTTCTCATCTGCAATGAATGTATCCATCATTGTACACTCAACAAACATAAAATTACTTATTAGTTCTCTTGTGATATATCCACCCAATCTAGTTGGATAAAAACTAGATTTAAACTCGGGAATATCATGTCCGGCAGTGTTGATAAAGCGAAGTTTACATAAATCTTTAAGGATGTTAAGTGTGTCATCATCACCAACACCAATTTTTCTTAAGTTTGTACGTATCTCCACACCTTCGATATACTGAAAGGCAGGGTCTGCGCTATACTGAACTAAAGCCGCCAAAACAAAAAGTCGTAATAGTTGAAAATTGGTTTTTCCTTGACGGGAGTCAAAAGGATTGCCAACTAAAGAATATGCTTCAGAGTATACGGCCTGGTTTCCTAACAGGATTGCTCTAAATGCTTCATGTTTTGGCAATACATAATTTCCATGTTCTTTATAGACCCTCATTGCTTTTCCTGGGTTTGTATAACCATGCTCGATAAATTCTCGGGTCATCCTTAATGCATTCCTTATATCTCCCGCTGCAAGTACCTCAAGCAAGTTTCCTATTTCAGTCCCTAATACAGAGCTTTGAAGCAAGCTGATTAATTCAGCTTTGTTGTCCACATGGAATCTTATGCCATTTTCTGATTCAAAGTCGCCTTGCTCACCTTCTAACATGTTTTTTGCTAAAAAGAATCTTTTTGATAATACAGCTTCGACTTTAGGCGGTTCAATAAGTATTGGGTCGAAGTCAAATGCGTTAAAAGCTGGGGAGTTACGGTGCTCAACGTAGGTTGAATTTCTTAGGGAAATTACCAAGTTGCATTTTAATCTTTGAGAAAATGCTACACAATCCGTAAATATTTGAGATTGTGCTTCCTCATTCAATTGATCTACGTTATCAACTACTAAAAATACGGGAGTGTGTTTTGTCGCGTATCTAATTAGTTGGTCTGCATATGGTTTTACTTTGTCGTAGTCAGAGCTTAATTTATTAGTTATCAATTCATTGATTTTTTCTTCATCTTTAGCAATCAAAAACGCAGGGCCTTTTTTGATCGAGTTTATCTCGTCTTTGTAAGCATTCTGGATGCAAAGCTCGTAATTAGAAAAGAACTCATCATTTATTATATAGTCTTTTATTGTTTTATAGATATAATCTATAGGAGATGTGTCATTTGTATATTGCAGGAAGTCAACTTTGATCCAGTGAGGGTAGGGCGCATTATTGTTTTTTTCAAAAATATCAGCAGCCGAAATATTTCGAGTGTAATGGAGAAAGGTCGTTTTACCAGCTCCAACAGTTCCTAAGATAACAATTGCTAAAGGTTTGGAGTTTTTCTTTGCTTGGACTAAGGAGTTTCTGAAAGCATTGGCATCTCGCTTTTGCATAGGCCTGATTGGTGTGGAGCTAAATAAATGTTGGCTTTTAGATATGTGCATGTTTACACGTCTGTCAAATTTAATTCTGTCAGGGGTGTTCACATAGCATCTTTCAAATAATGATGAGTCTATCTCAGTTATCGTGTCAGAGAAGGATGTTATAATTGCTTCTTCGACTAATGGATAGATTGGGTTTTTAGCATCGTAAGAAATACTTTTGCGTACTGTGTTTTTTAACCTGCGCTCTTCAATCTGATCTTCTCGATTACCCAATAGGGTGACTTCTAGGCTGGAGTTGATTACTGCTTTTCTAGAAAGTAAATCATAAAATTCGGTATAGTCATCTTTAAGAGCACTTTGAAGGTTGTTAAAAACAATAGCATAAGATGAGTTGAATGCAACTTGATCTGTCCTGTTTGCGGGGAAGATTATCCATTGCTCACCATTTGTAACTACGGCAAATTGTATGCTTAGCTTTCTACAATAGTCACGTGCTTGGATTACTGCTTCACCAAAAGCCCCTTCAAGGTTGTTGTTGTTTAGTTTTAAGCGTCTGTCGAAATGTTTTGTTTTGAATGATTCACCTATTTTTTTTGCTTCAACTATAAATGCAGTGCTTGCTGTTTTTATTACATAGTCAGCAAATGTTGTTTTACCATCCTCACTAACTCTATGTTCAACTGAAACATCATCTTTTGTCCATTTCAAAATATCAAATAGAATGTTATCAATAACTTTAAGGCGTGTTTCAGCCTCGTTTGCTGAAGATAATGCGATTTTTTGGGCATCTTGAATAATTTTGTTTACAGGATCCATAATCTAATTCAGCCTTAGTGAAGGTTATGCATGCTTAAGCTGCATGAAAATGCATTCATGTCTTCGCGTTTTTATCATTGGGGCAAGCCTCGCTGTGCTTGGTTTTTTTATAGCATGCAGATGCGTTAAAATCGAGGGATAAAGCGGGCAGGCGAGGCGGGGATAGCATTGCGCGCAGAGGGGTAAAACATACATGCGTAGGCTACGCCATCGGCACGGTGGCGGCATGGTCTGGCGTGGGTGGGTTTGTGGATGTGTGAAAGCGCGGGCGCGTCAGAATGCGTCTGAGGAGGCTTGGTAGCCTGATATCATTTCGGGGATTTTAGAGGGATGGGGCGGCCAGGCACGGCCGCCGGTCAGTGCGGGTTATGAGGGCAGCTGGTAATCGCGGAAGGTAATCACCTCTTCACCCAGCCAGGCGTTGATCTCCTTCATGCGTTCCTGTAGTGGGGTGAGTTCATTGCGAACAAAAACACCCGCGGCTTTTTCAACGTCTCCGAATCCGCCAGAGTTCTCAGGGATGATGCCCATCATCTGCGGCGGGACCCGGTGGGCGCTCAGCAGGTCGTCGCGGCTGGCCTTTTTGATGTTGAAAAAGTCGTCACGGGTAGCGACCTCGCTTAGCGGCAAAATCTTTATGCCGTCTGCTTTACCGTTAGGCGCGTACATGAACAGGTTACGGAAGTTGCCGATCCCCTTAGTATCGCGCATCGCCTGACGCATGCGGTCGATATCGCTGCTGCTCTGTGCGGCATCGGTCATATACAGGATATAGCCCGCGTGCGCGCCGTTCTGATAGTACTTTCGGCGGAACAGCGTAGCCGCCTCATTAAGCCAGGCGGAGTTAAGTGCGCTTAGGTACTCCGGCAGGCCGTAGAGCTCCTGGTTAATATCCGGCTCAATGAGGTGAAACACTGTGCCTTTGCCGAACTGATGTGGCTCCTTCCAGTCGTTCACAAACCAATAGGTATCATCCTCAACACCTCGGCGGGTATATTTCGCTGGTGAAACTTCCAACTTCCAGGGATCGCCCAGGCCGTTTCGGCGCAGCTCCTGAAAGCCGTTGCCGAATACCAGGTAGTCAAGCACCAGTTTGCTGAACTCAAGCTGGCTAAGCATGGGGTGCGGGATGAAGGTAGACGCCAGAATATTGCGCTTAACGTAGAGCGGCGAGCTGTGGTGAACGGCTGCGCGCATGCTTTTCGCCAGGCCGTGGAAGCTGACTGGTGGTTCGTACCAGCGGCCATTTCCCACGCACTCGGCATAATCCATGATGTCTCGTTTATCCAGCACAGCGGTGGGCTCACCAAAACTAAACGCCTCAAACGGCTGGCTATTCTGCGCTTGCTGGTTTTCTGTAGGCTTCTGACGTGCGGTGAATGTGCTACGGCCTTTGCGCTTACTCATTTTTTCACCTGATTTTTTTCATGGGGCCAGTTGGCAGAAAACAACATTTCAAAATCATCAGGCGAAAAATCTGAACGTAGCTGCATCAGATCCAGAAAGTAGTTGCCTTGCTGGTATGCAGTCTCTGCTGAGAGGCGTTGCAGGTTTTCCGGTTTGCCCGTGCGCCACATACGATATGCCTCATCGCTTTCTGACGGTGTGGTGTAGGTGGTAAAGCGGTACTTCTGATGGAGCGAAATCGACTTGCCCAGTAGAAATAGTTGGGAGGGTTGCGCTGACCATGCGTATTCACTGACGTAGGCGTTTCCGCACAGACCGGCACAATGGCTTTCCTCATCAAGGAAGCGGATAACAGCGCCGTTACTGAGTTCGATGGGGCAATCGTCTGGTTTAACAGCAATATCAATATCCCGGCAAAAACCTGTGATGAACTCCCGATTATGTGGCAGGGTTATTTCGGTTTTCGGGGCTAAAAAATTCTGATCCCGGCCAGTTTCAGCAGCGTCAATCAGTGCCTCAAGGGAGAAGTACCAGTCTGCGCCGCACTGGCGTGTTTTGGTGATATGGCGGGTGCGGCGCTGTGAGATGAACCAGCGCCACTGGTATTCGAAAGCGCGCTCGCCCAGCATGATTTTCAACTGGCAAATGTGAGCGTCGGACAGGTGAATAGCCATCAGTAGAACTCCATGAAAGAAGGGTTAATGCCGCCGCTGGCAGCGGTAAGCGGTTCGTTAAGCAGCGCGTGCATAATTGCCCAGGCCACATCTGCGTGGCTGGCCTCTTCGCTGCGGCTGGCTTCATATGTTGAGCGGTTTCCGCTGGCCGTCATGGTTTTGCGGATCGCCATAAACGACTGCGTGATATCGGTATGCCCGGCGTCATATTCCAGGCGGCCGCTGGTGATGGTGTCTTTCGCTTTCAACACCATTGCGGTTTTAATTTCCGGCGTGTACTTGATTTCCCGTGCCGCCGGGAAGAACTGGCGGACAAGCTGAAAAACACCCTGGCCGATGCCGGTGGCATCGACACCGATGTATTCCACGACATATTTTTCCGTCAGCTCTTTGATTGACTGTGCCTGCGCGGCAAAGTCCATGCCGCGCCACTGGTGACGCTCCAGTACGCGGAATTTGCCACCGGCAACCAGCGGCGGCGCAATCACCGCACAACCGGCGCTGTCGCCAGTGTGTGACGGGTCATAGCCGATCCAGACCGGGCGGTATTCAAACGGGCGCAGCGAGTAGGGGTTGAAGTCGGCCCACTCTTCCAGGCTGTCGATCATGCAGGTTTGCAGCTCAGCAAACGGGAATACGCTGGCCTCATCATCAACAAACTCACACATCAGCAGGTTCTGGTATTCCGCCGGGCTGTATTCGAGCGACAGCTGATCCAGGTCGAACAGGTTGCAGCCGCCGGTCAGCGCGTCCTCAACGGTGACAATCTGCCGCCACTGGCCGTCAGCGCACAGCGCACCGGCGGCGAGGTGGTTGTGACTGAGATCCAGCTCTACTCGGTCGGCCCGGTTACGGCGGCCTTTGTTAAACAGCTCGCCAGACCAGAACGGATAGGCGCTGTGTGAGAGGCTTGATGGTGTTGAAAAGTAGGTGGTGCGCCACTTTTTGTGCAGCGACATGCCGCTGGCAACTTTGCGCAGCTCCTGGAATTTCGGTATCCAGAAATATTCATCCAGATACAGGTTGCCGGTGTAGCTCTGCGCGGTGCGCACGTTGGTGCCGAGGAAAATCAGGCGGGCACCGTTCGGCAGCACAATCGGATCGCCTTTCAGGTCTACATCTACCTGACGGGCGAAGTCGATGATGTAATTTTTGAAAACGTGGGCCTGCGCCTTGCTGGCCGACAGGAAAATCTGGTTACGTCCGGTGGTCAGGGCGTCTATCAACGCCTCGCGGGCAAAGTAGAACGTCGCGCCGATCTGACGGGATTTGAGGATGTTGCGGATACGGTTTGCCAGCCCGGCCTTGTGCCAGTGCAACTGGTACTCAAAACAGCCATCCATAAACAGGCCAGTCAGCTTATCTGTTTGCTCGTCGCTGAAAACGTTTTTAATCACCGGCTGACGTTCGCCCCGGTTACGGTTGCGAACTTTCGGATTGAGATCCGCCTCGTTACCCGATCCGCGATACCGTTCTACACGCGCCAGTCGTTCAACCATGCGGCCCAGCGCGTCTATCTCCTTGTAATCACCATTGCCTTTTACCTCTTTCATGATGAGCTGAATCAACCGGGCTTCCATGCTGGCCTCAACGCGACTGATGGGCGCAACGTCCTCCCACGCGTCGCGCAGCTTCCAGCTCTGCACGGTTGGCGTTTTCTGGTTTAGCGTCTCCGCAATCTGGCGCACAGAGAAGCCCTGCCAGTACAGCAGGGCCGCCTGACGGCGGGGATCAGTGATGATGGTGCCGGGTGTCATGTTCATGAAAGCAAGGCTACCGGGGCGAAAAAGCCCGCGCCTGCGGTGGCTGTCCGGTGGTGAGTGGCCGGGCTGGCTTTCGTTGAGGGATGGATGGTGGGCGGTGAAACTGGCCCCGACCTGAATCATTCCACTACCGGAGCCTGAGTAATGGCAAAAATCAAAGCAAAGCGTTTTCGTATCGCAACCGAGGGCGCAACAACCGACGGGCGAGTAATTTCACGTGCCTGGATCGAAGAGATGGCGGCGAGTTATGACCCGACTATGTTCGGTGCGCGCATCAATCTGGAACACATCAAGGCTCTGACGCCTGACAGTCCTTTCCGCAGTTACGGCGACGTTACCGCGCTGACTGCTGAGGAAATTTCTGAGGGGCCGCTGAAAGGCAAGCTGGCGCTGTATGGCGATATCGATCCTACCCCGGAACTGGTGGCGCTGACCAAAGCCCGTCAGAAAACTTACACCTCTATCGAGTTCAATACGAAGTTTGCCGACACCGGCAAAGCGTATCTTGTAGGTCTGGCGGTCACGGATAACCCGGCAAGCCTCGGAACTGAATATCTCGCTTTTAGCGCCACTGCCAAAGAAAACCCACTGGCCTCACGCAAACAGCACGCTGACAACCTGTTTACTGCCGCCGAAGAAACCTTAATCGAGTTCACTGAAGAAGCCGATCCGTCGCCGTCTCTGATGGAGCGTGTTACCGCGATGTTTTCGGCCAAAAAGAAAACTGATGATGGTCGTTTCGGTGATGTCACCGCAGCTGTAACCGCCGTAGCCGAGCAGGTGCAGAAGAACGGAGACACTCAGCAGCAGGCTCTGTCAGCGCTGGAGAAAACACTGACCGAACGACTGTCGGCGCTGGAGAAGCAGGCCGGTGATGATTCGCAGGCACTGACGGCACTGCAGGAAAAACTGAAGGGAAGTGACGGTGATTTCTCCAGCCGACGCCAGCCCTCGACAGGCGGCGATACCAACAAAGCGCTGCAAACCGACTGCTGATCGGGCGCTGACCCTGTAGCAAAAAATTTACTGAATATCTGAACCAGACAGGAGCGCCAATGCGCAAGAATACCCGCTTTAAATTTAACGCTTTTATGTCCCGTGTCGCCGAGCTGAACGGAGTCGATACCGGCGATATGAATAAGAAATTCACCGTCGAGCCGTCCGTTTCGCAAACCCTGATGAACCGCGTACAGGAGTCGTCCGCGTTTCTGACCCTGGTTAACATCGTTCCGGTTGATGAGATGAAAGGCGCGAAAATCGGTATCGGCGTGTCTGGATCTATTGCCAGCACCGCCGATACTGCCGGTGGTGACGAGCGTGAAACCGCTGATTTCTCCGCGCTGGACTCGGAGGGATATGAGTGCGCGCAGATTAACTACGATTTCCACCTGCGCTATAACCAGCTCGACCTGTGGGCGCGTTATGAAGATTTCCAGGCCCGCCTGCGTGACGCCATCGTTAAGCGCCAAGCGCTTGACCGCATTACCATCGGCTTTAACGGCGTGAAGCGCGCCAAAACGTCAAACCGTGCGCAGTACCCAATGCTGCAGGATGTGGCCGTGGGCTGGCTGCAGAAGTACCGTAACAACGCACCGACCCGCGTGATGAGCAAAATCCTCGGCGAGGATGGTGCTGTTATCTCTGAAGTTATCCGCGTAGGCAAAAAAGGTGATTACGCAAACCTCGACGCGCTGGTGATGGACGCGACCAACACTCTGATCGCGCCGTGGTTCCAGGAAGACCCTGAGCTGGTAGTGATCTGCGGTCGCCAGTTGCTGGCCGATAAATATTTCCCGCTGGTCAACCAGGAACAGGCTAACACCGAGCAGCTGGCGGCAGACATGATCATCAGCCAGAAGCGTATCGGCAACCTGCCAGCGGTACGCGTGCCCTACTTCCCGGCTGACGCGCTGATGGTCACCCGTCTGGATAACCTGTCCATCTACTGGCAGGAGGGCACCCACCGCCGCCTGATCGATGAAGTGGCAAAGCGCGACCGCATCGAAAACTACGAGTCGATTAACGAAGACTACGTGATCGAGGATTACGCAGCGGGCTGCCTGATTGAAAACATCAAGCTGGGCGACTTCACCCCGCCGGAATCTGAGGCGGACGCAACCAGTGCTGGCGGCGATAACCCGGCACCGTCAGGAGAGTAACGCATGTTAAGCCCTGCCCGACGTCACCAGATGCGCCAGCAGGCCATTGAGGCCGCAAAGCAGCAGGATAACCCGCTGCGCCACGCCAACGGCTATGAGTTGATGCTGCTGAAGCTCAACGAAGATAAGCGACAGCTGAAGAAGGTGCGCTCTGTCGAGCGCAAGGCCGAAATGAAGCGGCTGATGCTGCCGGGCTATCTGCCGTGGGTGGCCGGGGTGCTGGAAAGTGGCAAAGGCGCACAGGATGCCATCCTGATGACCGTCATGATCTGGCGTCTCGATGTCGGTGACGTGGCGGCCGCGCTGGAGATTGCCCGCTATGCGCTGCAGCACGGCCTGGTGCCGACGGACACCTACAAGCGCAACAGCACGGCGTACCTGCTGGCCGAAGAAGTGGCCGAGGCAGCGACCCGCGCCTGGACTGCAAAAGAAGTGGTAGACGTCGACCCGCTGCTGGCAACGCTTGAGCTGACGAAAGCGGAAGATATGCCCGATGAGGTGCGCGCCAAACTGCACAAAATAATCGGCTATGTCCTTCGCGATGCGGGCAGGGCTTTGGATGCGATTGAACACCTGAAACGTGCGCTGCAGCTTCATCAGGGCAGCGGCGTCAAAAAGGACATTGAGCGGCTGGCCACGGAATTGAAAAAACAGGCTGCCAGCCGCTAACAGAACGCGCCCCGCGCCGGGCGGCAGGATGGCAACGGCCTCTAAGGCTTCTGCGCCATCCTCCACCGCCCACCTATTCAGAGGCCCACTATGACAACGGTAGTAATCACCGAGCCGCGACCGGCTGTAAATGCCGAGCCGCCGGTAAAGAATACCTTTTTCTGGCCTGATATCGATCTGCAGCGGCTGAGAGCGGCGCTGCGGCTGGAGGGCACCATCACCGCCGAGCGTCTGCGCCTGGCGGTGAAAACGGCAATTTCTGAGGTCAATGCCGAGCTGTACGACTGGCGGGCCGACCAGATGAGCGCAGGCTTTAACACCCTGGCAGACGTGCCGGCGGAGGTGATCGACGATGAAAGCGAAAAGGCCGGGCACTATTTCGCTGCCGTCGGCGCACTGACAGCCGCAGAAATTGCCGAGCGTTATCGCGGATACGATGCGACCGGTAGTAAAAAGCTGGCCGATGTTGAAACCACGGCGGATGAATACTGGCGAGATGCGCGATTTAGTATCAGCCGTATTGCCGGTAAACCTGCCTGCATTATCGGTCTTCTCTGATGAAAGTCCGGGCAATGCAGGGAGATACCGTAGACGAAATCTGTTACCGGCATTACGGCCGCACGCAGCAGGTCGTTGAGTTGGTCTATGTGGCTAATCCGGGGCTGGCAGATAACGGCCCGGTTTTGCCACACGGTTATGAGCTGTTGCTGCCGGAACTCCCGGCGGCCTCAACGGGTGAGACGGTTAACCTTTGGGATTAGAACATGGATAAAAACAGTTCGGTTATCAGCTACATCATCGGCCTGATCATGATGTGGTTCAGCCGCCACACCATTCAGGATATCGCCTTTATGGTCGGAGCCTTTGTTGCTGTGGTGACGCTTTGTATCAACGTGGCGACGTTCTTTATCAACTGGCACTACCGCCGAAAAACCTACGAGCTGCAGCGCAGCGCTACGCCGGGGGTGAATATTGAGCCAGATCGTTAAACGCTGTTCCGTTGCCGCTGTGCTGGCAATCGCCGCTCTGCTGCCGCAGTACGGCAGTCTGAAGGTGTCGCAGCAGGGGCTGCAGCTAATTGCTGATGCAGAGGGGTGCAGGAGTTCGCCTTACCAGTGTAGCGCCGGTGTGTGGACTAACGGTATCGGTCATACCGAAGGGGTGACGCCGAAAAGCGTTATCAGCGAACGCCAGGCGGCGGTAAACCTGATTCTGGACGTACTGCGCGTACAGCGCGGGCTGGCTACATGTATCGATGCGCGAATGCCTCAGCAGGTCTATGACGCCGTGGTGTCCTTCGCCTTTAACGTCGGCGTGTTTGCCGCTTGCAGCTCAACGCTGGCGGCCTATCTTCGCCAGAGTGAATGGCAGAATGCCTGCCTGCAGCTGTCGCGCTGGGTGTTCGTTAAGGGCGTGCGAAACAAAGGGCTTGAGAATCGCCGTGAGCGGGAAATTAACTGGTGTTTAAAAGGGGTTTGAGTGTGAAAAGTACATTTTATGCCTGGCTGGCCGCTGTGCTGTGGTTGGTATTTATTTTTCTGGCCGTAATCAATCCCGGAGGCTGGGCCGTAATGCTGATTAAGGCGTTGCTGTGGGCGGCTTTCGCCTGCGTCTGGTTAAGTGGAGCGGCATGTGTGGCAGCACTGCTTTCCGGAGGCGTGCGGCGGCAGGCGGTGATTGCATCCCTTGCGGGCAGGGTTTTCGGGGTGTCCAGTCCCTATGGTCGCTGGCTGATCCGGCTGCTGGTTATTATTTTTCTCGTATCGACAGGAAGCCTTATCTCATTGGTGATTTACCTGATTACGATGGTGATCGCTCAGGTACTGAAATCGGTGTTTAACGATCCGGTGCTTACATGTTGCGCCTGATTGTTGCCGTGCTGGCGATGACCCTGCTGGCGCTGGCGTTCACCGGCTGGCGACTGAGTGAAATTAGCGGTGAGCTGACCAGTGCGCAGCGCGTGATCGGTACGCTGTCGGCAGGCATTGAGAGCCGGGATAAAGTCATCACCCGCCTGCAGGTGCAGGAAAAAGAGAGCGGCAGGCGAGAGGTCGAGCTGCGTTTGCTACAGGGGCGTGCCAGTGGTGCGGCACTGGGGCGTGAACTGCAAATACAGAGGGAAGCCCATGCTAAACCGGATCTGCGTAACTGGTCTGATGCTGCTTTGCCTGCTGATGTTATCAGGCTGCACGCCAGACCGACATTCAGCAACGCCAGAGATTATCTGGATTGGCTGTCCTCGCGTGGTCAGTTGCCCGATGCCGGGCAATGATCTGAAAACCGCCGGCGATTTGGCTTCAGATAACCGGCAGTTAGAGGCTGCACTCGCATCATGTGGGTTGCAGGTGGAAACAATCAAGGAATGCCAGGAGAAACACGATGCTGAAACCGAAACAGCTGCGCGAGGCGCTGTCCCGCAGCGTGCCACTGCTCCAGCGAAACCCTGACAGCCTGAATATGTTCGTTGATAACGGGCGTATCGTTAGCACGCTCGCCGCGTCGCTCTCATTTGAGTATCAGTATCAACTCAACCTGGTGATCACCGACTACGGCGGCGATATCGACCTGGTGATGGTGCCGGTACTGGCCTGGCTGCGTGAGCATCAGCCCGACATTATGGCGACGGACGAAAAACGGCGGACCGGTTTCACGTTCAAGGCTGATGTTCTCAGCGATACGCTGTGCGATCTGAGTATCGATCTGCAACTGACAGAGCGGGTGATCGTCCGGGAGGAAAGCGGTGCGCTTCATGTCACCCACGCCGGAGAGCCACCGTTGCCGGAAAATATCCCCCGCCCGCGCCAGCAGTTTGCTGGCGGCGAACTGGTCAGCGAGTGGCAACCATGAGTGAACTGGATGATTATTCCGCCCGCCTGATGGCGCTGATTGGCAACCTGACGCCAGCAGCGCGTAAAGCTATGGCAAGCGATATTGCTAAGCGGCTGCGCTCCCGGCAACAGGCCAGCATCAAACGCCAGCAGGCACCAGACGGAACGCCGTTCAAGCCCCGCAAGGCACAGCCACTTCGTGGAAAAAAAGGGCGCGTAAAGCGTGAAATGTTCGCCAAACTGCGCACCGCTAAATACATGAAAGCGAAGGGGGCTGGTGACGGTGCTTATGTGGAACTAACCGGAAGCGTGCAGCGAATGGCGCGGGTGCATCATTACGGACTACGCGACAGGCCGACTTCCCGCGCGAAAGAGGTAAAGTATGAAGCGCGCCCGCTGCTGGGTATTACTGATGCTGACCGACAGATGATCGAGGACGCAATAGCCAGCCACTTATCACAGTAGTCTGCCCGACCATGCTTCAGCGGGCGGCACTTTGTTGCCGCACCTGCTCCCCGCAGTGAAACTATCCCCCATGAATGAACAAATCACCGAAATCCTGCGCCTGCTGCGCAACATTATCCGCATCGGAACCGTCGCCGCCGTAAATCTGGACGGCGGGTTATGCCGCGTGGATACAGGAAATAACACTACCGGCTGGTTGAGCTGGCTGACAGCGCGCGCCGGTAAAACCCGATCATGGAATGCGCCGAGCGTGGGTGAACAGGTGCTTATTCTTTGCCTGGGCGGAGAGCTGGATACCGGCTTTGTGCTACCGGGCGTCTTCTCTGATGAAAACCCGGCCCCGTCGGCATCCGCCGATGCTGTTCACTGGTCGTTTCCGGATGGTGCCGTGATTGAGTACGAGCCGGAAACCGGCGCGCTGAGTGCAACTGGCATCCAGTCGGCAACGATTCAGGCGGCCGTAAAGATCCTGTTTGATGCACCGGAAGTTGAATGCACGAATCTTCTGAAAACAGCATCACTGGAGGTCAGCCGGGGCGGCACGATGAAAGGTGATGTCACCCACACTGACGGCAAGCTCAGCTCTAATGGTGTGGTAGTGGATAACCATAAGCATGGCGGCGTGAAGCACGGCGATGAGCTTACGGATGGCCCGGAATGAGCGGAGAAAAATATATCGGTATGAACCGGGAAACCGGCGCGGCGATCGCTGACGTTGAGCATATCCGCCAGTCAATCCGCGACATCCTGATCACCCCCCAGGGCACTCGGGTGATGCGCCGTGAATATGGCTCGTTATTGTCTGCCCTGATTGACCAGCCGCAGAACCCGGCGCTGCGCCTAAAAATTATGTCGGCCTGTTATATGGCGATCCTGCGCTGGGAACCGCGGGTAACTCTGACAACCATCAACTATGAGCCGGGAAACGGCTCTGCCGTGGTTGAACTTACCGGCACCCGGGCGGATACCGGTGCCGGGTTTACATTAACCGTTCCAGTGAGCTGAATATGGCAACTATCGATCTCAGCCAGCTGCCCGCGCCCGCCGTGGTCGAAGAGCTGGACTATGAAACCCTGCTGGCTGAGCGTAAGGCCACGCTCGTTTCGCTTTACCCGGAAGATCAGCAGGAGGCTGTCGCTAAAACCCTCGCACTGGAATCGGACCCGATCGTAAAGGTGCTACAGGAGAACGCTTACCGTGAAGTCATTCTGCGCCAGCGTGTTAATGAAGCCGCGCAGGCGGTTATGGTGGCGTATGCCACCGGTAACGATCTTGACCAGCTGGCCGCAAATAACAATGTCGCGCGGCTGGTAATCACGCCTGCCGACGACACCGCAACGCCTGCGGTCGCAGCTGAGTACGAAAGCGATAGCGAACTGCGCCAGCGCGTACCGGCGGCCTTTGAGGGGATGAGCGTGGCCGGGCCGGTCGGTGCTTACGAATACCACGCGACCAGCGCCGACGGCCGGGTGGCGGATGCATCAGCGTTCAGCCCGTCGCCTGCCGTGGTGGTGGTCAGTGTGTTGTCGCGGGAGGGCAACGGCACCGCCCCGGCGGATCTGCTGGCGGCGGTGGCTACCGCGCTGAATGATGAAAGCGTGCGGCCGGTGGGCGACCGCGTAACCGTGCAATCCGCGCAGATTGTGGATTACCGGATTGAAGCCATGCTTTACACCTACCCTGGTCCGGCGGTTGAGCCGATTTTTGCCGATGCCGCTACCCGGCTGGATGCCTACATCAATGAGCAGCGCCGCCTTGGACGCGATATTCGGCTGTCAGCAATTTATGCTGCGCTGCACACTCAGGGGGTGCAGCGCGTTGTGCTGCTCTCGCCGCTGGCTGATGTGGTGCTGGACAAAACTCAGGCCGCTAACTGCACCGGTTACAGCATCCTGCCGGGCGGCTCAGATGAGTAGCCTGCTGCCACCGGGATCGGCCACGCTGGAGAATAACGCCGCGCTGGCATGTAAAAGCATCGGCGATTTGAATGTGCCGTTGCGCGACCTGTGGAATCCGGAAAAATGCCCGGCAAAATTCCTGCCGTATCTCGCCTGGGCGTTCTCAGTTGACCGCTGGGATGAGACATGGCCGGAGGCCGCCAAACGGCAGGCGGTAATTGATGCGTTCTGGATACATCAGCGTAAAGGGACGGTGGCTGCGGTTAAACGGGTGATTGAGAGCCTGGGCTACTCGATGACGATTGCCGAGTGGTGGGAGGTTGCCGATCCGGCCGGGACGTTCCGGCTGACCGTTGACCTGAATGATATCGGCATTACCGAGGCAATGATTACCGAGCTTGAGCGGGTAATAGGCGATGCAAAGCCGGTCAGCCGACATCTGGCACAGCTGACGCTGTCGGCCAGTTCCTCTGGCCACGCATGGAACGGCGCGGCGGTTATTGATGGCGAAATTATTCATGTTTATCCGCCGGGTTATGAGCCTGACGGCAGCATTATTTATGACGGGGCAACCCACTTTGACGGGAATTACCATTATTCGGATGCACAAAAA